CGTCGTTGACATAGCGCTGTATATTTTCCAGCGTGCGTATCAATCTTATATACACCTCTATATTGGTCTGGAACAAGGATAGCGCAGCCTTTGCTGTTCATCGGCTTTTCTTGCCAGATCTTGCCTGGATCTGTAGTGATAGAATAAGAGCGGACCTCCCAGTTTTGTTTCTTGTCACGATAGATAACGACAAGCGCATCATCGAACTTATTAAAGATGTCCTCGTCGCTTCGCACACCAATAATATTGACATTGTATGCCGCTTTGTTTTCAAGCCCAAAGAAGGCATAGCCCTTTGCTTGTAGCGACTTTCTAAATTGTTCTTTAATCATAAAGGCGTGTAGCCCTTTTATAACTGCCATTTTGTTTCCTTAAAATATAATATCCGCAATTCCGAGTTCTACTGCCTCTTCAGCGGTAAAGTAAGCATTAACCTTACGGTTAAGAATCTTCTTCAAGTGAGTCTTGCTCATATCAGTCTCTGCGACCATCGCCTCAATATAGCGGTCTTGAACCCAACGGATTTCGTCCATCTCGTTTTCAAGGTTGTGAATTGAGCCGTGGTTTCCGCCGAGAACAGCGTGAATCATAACGCGGCAGTTCTTGCCGATTCGGCGCTTGCCCTTGGTGCCTGAAGCGAGCAGAAGTGTACCTGCGGAGAAAACCTTACCAAGTCCAATGGTGTGGATCTCGCAGTTTTCACGCATCGCTCTCATAAGATCGTGAATGCCAAACATCTCCTGTGCGCTTCCACCGAGGGTAGAAATAAGAAACTCAAAGGGCGAGTAGCTGGCAAGGATTTCAGACTTTTCATCTGTGGGGTCTGATAGCTTGTAAGTGATCCCTGATTCATACATGGCAATCATGCCGTACATTAGCTCGCCAGCCTTTTCTTCATCAAGGTCGCCACAGAAGCCAACTAAACGAGGTAGCTCATCTTTCTTTTGTGCGTAATAGACCTCCTGGGTCTCCTCTTCGGGTTCCTCTTGTTCTGCCTTCTTCTTGGCTGCAAATTGTGATGGAAAAATCATAATACTGCTCCTGCTTTTACAAGCTTTTTATTACGGAGTTTTTCATTTCCGTGTGAAGTAATCTCAACAAGTCGAATGGGAAACTTTTCTGCCCACGCTTGCCACTTTCTGGGATTCTCAAAATCTTGTGCGAAGATAATGGTGTATTCTTCGGTCTTGGCATTATAGCCATCTCCAATAATCTCCCAATCTCCCAAAATCTTAACAACTTTGTTTAGTGCTCGCTTGCCTTTGATGTTCTCAACCTGAAGGCAGTAGTTTGCCTTTGGATCTTCTGTTTCGCGTCTCCACGCAAAAGCTTTCATGCTTTCTCCTTTTGTATTGGAATTAATAATATAACAGATAAAATAAGGGGTGTCAAGAATTATTTCTTACCCAATTGATAATTTCCATCAATTGTTCTCGGGTAAGTTGTTGAATTGTGGGAGCGCCTTTCTGACCAAAGCGGGGTAAAAGCTCTGGTGGAACCTCGACATCGCCCTTGGCTGTTTTAACTGTTTGTGGGCTGGCTGGGAACTTGTCAGAGGGTACACTTTTCTTAAGTTTTTGTTGGAATGCCTCAACATCAAAAACAATTTGGAGTGCGTTTTGTACGGTCTTCGGTAACTCTTTTTCGTTTTCGTCAGCCCAGAGCGCGTATTCAACAAGGTCTGTGATTTGATCGCCATAATCAGCAACGCCCTGATCCTGAACATACTCAAGTGCTTTTAAAACTTCTCTGCCGGTTGGATTCTGCGGATCTCTCTCAGAAACCCAGGCTTGGAGCTTTTCTTTTGCGTCATCAAGAATTTGTTTTGCGCTCTCCCAAGTCACGCCCTCAAATGGGTTCCACATTTCTTTAGGTTTATCTTTGCCCTTGGGATCTTTTAGTTTCATCTTGCGCTGTCCCAGGATGCCTAAGTCAAATGCGATCTCACCATATCTTGGATGCTTTTTATTCATAATCCTGCGATACTCGCCGGTATTAACATTGTAAAGGTTTGGGTAAGGATTATCATTTAAAATTGTGATACCTCGCTCACCTTCCATTTGTGCGTAGGTGCCTTGGTCTACAACATTTCTTTGATAATCGTTTGTAACTTTTTGGGCGATTTCACTTCCAACGGTTCTGTCTCTATACTGATCTGTCTCAACTGAAAACTCTGGTGGAACATTAATGGTGAACACGGCAACATCGTATCCAATATCAACGAGTTGGCGCATGATTTGCTTCATTTTCTTAGGGTTTTCGCCCGTGGTGTCAAAAAGCAACGGAAGTGCCTGATTAATCTTTCGTTTTGTTTTATCGGACACGGCTTGTTGGAGAAGCTTTCTAACTTCTTGCTTCTGATCGTATTCCTCGCCTGAAGGTGGGTCTTGGAATTTGAGCGTAAGTCCAAACTTTGGGAAAACCTTTTCGACAGCATCATCTGTGTTGATTTGAACAAAACTTTGAGGCAAGCCCATAAAGTCCTTCATAAATGTTTTTCCTGAGCCTGCTGGACCAAGAATAAAGAATGCCTTAAATGGGTGCTCTACTTGTTTGATTCCGCTCTGAAGAGCTTCTTGCAGCTTCACCTCTTGGATGAGCTTTCGCAAGTCATCAATATTCATAATAAAGTTTCCTTGGTAATTTACTATAAATAGTTTTTATAATATCATTATAACAAAAAACCGTGGGAACTTCCACGGTTTTTGTTTTTTTAGGAGATTTGTTTTTTCAAATTATTTGTTTGAAAGTCTTGCCACAACGCGACGAAGAACTTCGCTAACGAGATCGTCATTGTTGGACTCATCAAGTTCTTCTTCGTCTTTAGCGTGGCGCTTGGCTTTGTGGGCGTGGTGCGCTTCAGCCAAGGAAGCATTAGTAACCTGAATGTCCTCGAAAGCAACATTCTCAAGAACGGTGCCATTCTTTAACTTCATGTCGTAATGGGTAACGCGACCCTCTTTTTCGCTCCAGTTGTGACCAACGGCTTCAGCCATGTGAATTTTGCCTTCGTGATGGACACCGCCGTGGTGAACACAGTAGTGGTTGGGAGCAAAAGCACTGTCTTCTTCCATATAGCGCATGCCTTCGGGATCGTCGTCACCTGCTGGGGGTGCTGGCTCATCACCCATTTCAAGGTCCATCTCTTCATCGTCACCCATTTCAAGATCCATTTCTAAGTCTTCACCACCATCGGTTTCAACTTCAATTGGCTCTTCAAGGTCAAGTGCTGAGGAAAGCTCTTGTGCGACTGCGCGAACAATATCTGCTGCGAGATCTTCTTTTTGTTCTGGACTTAAATCTAAATCACCTCCTTCATCGGAAGCATCCATTTCTACGTCCATCTCTAAACCATCTTCTTCGTGGCGCTCACCATCGGGGTGCATGCCCTCTTCCACTTCTTCATCGTCGTCGTGACGACCACCATCGGGGTGCATACCCTCTTCCACTTCTTCTTCTTCACGCTCGCCGTGGGGCTTTCCGTACATTCCCTCGCCAATGGCGGGAATACCTGCAAGACCTTGGAAGCGGCGGATCTCGTTTTCAGAAAGTAATTTCTTTTTGCTCATAATAAAATCTCCTAAATGCGTTATTTGAGTGCAAAATAATCACTTATAATTAGATTGTCAAAGAACAAAAAGAACAAAATTACAGAAGTTTCTTTAATTTAGCTAATGCTGCCTTCTCAAGCTGCTGTGCTCGGGCGGTGGTTACACCGAGGCGTTCTGCTACCTGGCGAAGTTTCATCGGTCCATTTTTGTCAACTGCGATGTTAACACAATTTAAATCTTCCTCAAAGTCAATCCAATCTCGGCAATCTGAGACGGGGCAAGATACCTTAAGTTCACAACATTTCTTAGCGCATTCAATCATAAGTCTGGGTGTTCCTGTGCGATAACATCAAAGATGTCATCAAGATCTCCCTCGTTGATACCAAACATCGACGAGAGTTCTTTTCCTTTTTCTTTTAGTTTGTCTGATTTAGCATGGCGCTTTGACGATTTGATTTTGCTGTTTCGCAACTTCCACTCGTTAAACCACGCCATAAATTGAGCATCCTCTTCTAAGAATGCTTTAATAATCCCTCGCAAAAAACCTGCTTGGGTCATGCCGTGGTAATGAAGGCGGATCTTCAACTCTACCTTGTGTGATTCAGGTATGTAAGTTTGGATCTTTTCGCCTTTCTCATCCCACTGCTTTTTAGGCATTAGTATCTCCACATAATGTGGGTATTGCTCTCGGCAAGACCTGAAGCGGTCTGGCGGATAAATCGGGCGTTTTCTCGGAGTTCCTGAAGATTGCGAGCACCTGAATAGGAAAGCCCGCTGCGAATGCCGTTTTCAAGCCCTGAGAGAACAGGGAACACCTGACCCTTGTAAGGAATAACTGTTGCCACGCCCTCAAGAGAAGATGTCTTGCCTCGCCAGTCCATCTGAGCGTCCTTGCTTGCCATTCCTCGGTAAGACTTGTATCTTTCGCCGTCCTTAAAGACAATATCGCCTGGTGCCTCATTTGTTCCAGCCAACAGCGAGCCGACCATCACAAAGTCTGCACCTGCGGCAAGAGCCTTGACCATATCACCAGATGTCTTGATTCCGCCGTCAGCAACAATCTTAAGATCAGGGAACTTTTCTTTTACTTTTACACAATCAATAACGGAGGCAAGAGTGGGCATTCCGTGTCCAGTTTGGATACGAGTAGAACAGATAGAGCCTCCGCCGATACCGACACGGACACTATTAACGCCAACGTGTGCAAGAGCGAGGGCTCCTGTGTATGTGGCGATATTGCCAGCCATAATGTGCGCTTTATCTCCAAACGCATCGACAACATTGTGAGCGCCAACATGCATCAAGACATGATCTCCGTGAGCAACATCAAGACAAAGTGTGGTCACACCCGCCTCAATCAGAGCAGCGGCGCGGTCGAGATAATCACCTGTAATTCCAATCGCTGCTCCAACATTTCTCAATCCACCTTCAGAAGCCTTAGCGACCATCTCTGCCTGTTTTTCAATCGTGTTGTAGCGGTGAATAATACCAAGACCACCAAATTCAGCAAGCCTTTCAGCCATCAGACGACCACAAACAGTATCCATCGGTGCTGAGATAATTGGAACACGAAGTTCTAATCCCTCCGACAGTTCTGATGCAAGTGTAACCTCCGTGCGAGATTTAATATCGCTGTACTGAGGCACGAGCAGAACATCATCAAAGGTAATGTGTGTTTCAAAGTTCATCATTTTCTTCCATTGCTTTAAAAAAGTTTGCGATGACCTCCTGGGCAGTATCCCAGCAAGTCGGGCAGTAAAGTCGGACGGGGTTGTCCTCATCTTCTTTGCGAACAACAACATTCCAAGTTGTTGCCATTTCCTTGTCCTTCTTGTCGAACGGACTTTCGCAAGCAGTACATTCTTCTGGCAGCTTGCCAAACATAGCGACCTGGGCTGCTAATTCGTCATTTCCGTCCTTGCGGATTTGTGCTTCTCTCGCACGTCGTTGTTTTCTATTCATCTTCACCTTCAGTGTATACATGTTCTTGTATTCTTTTTTCAGAGATTGAAGTGTAGTGTTCTTCCATGTCAATCCCAAAAAACTTTCTACCCTCCAGCAGAGCCCCAATGCCCGTGCTGCCGCTTCCACAAAAAGGGTCCAAAACTAATTTATCAGGAGGGCAATAAATTTTACACAAATAACTCATTAACGAGATAGGTTTTGGAGTGGGGTGATCGTTATATTCTCCACGTTCTTTGCGGGTAACTCTTGGAGCATAAAAATATTTTTGATGATCTGGCAAAACCTCGCCAATGATATTAGATGGGTATCTGCCATCGGGATTAGCATCAACTTTACCAAACTCTACCCACTCACCGGATTCAACTTTGACCCAACCTTCTTTTTTTGTCTGAATTAGTGATGCCCTGGCATGCTTACCGTCTTTGCCAAAAGATCTTCTTTTTACCCCTTCGGCAACCCACCCGGTTGGAGGTTTGCCATCCCACGGGACTCTAGTTGTCAAGACATCAATTTTTCCGACACCCCATTCCTCAAAATTATTATCGATAGACCCTTTAAAGGGCTTTTGAGCAACAACAATTGGCTCATGAGCAGGCTTAAGCCTATTTTTTTTAGGCATTTTGGTTGTGATCATCCACATGATCTGATCTTGAATATTAAAGCCTGCTTCCTCAACAGCCGTTGCCATTCGATGATAAAGTTGTGGGCTACAGAAGCTCAGGCAAAAAGCCCCAGGCTTAAGAACCCGCATCACCTCTTCCCAAATGCTCACTGATGGCACCGAATGGTCCCAGTGCTCCATCCCCATACCATATGGAGGGTCTGTGATGCAGCTATCAACAGAATTATCTGGAAGCTGCTTCAGGATGTCGAGACAATCGCCTGTGAACAGCTTATACCGCACTTAACACTCCTTTCTCAATCTTACGGCGATGCGGATTCCTAAAGTAGTCAGTACCACCGATGTGTGTCACCATCGGTCGAGTATAATGTCGAATTCCAAAACGATTTGTAAACTTACTATTATATTCTTCATCAAGCCTGCGATGCTCTTGAATCAGTTTTTGAAAGTTTTCATAATCCTCTGCTGGGCACACATCTTCACCAAAATAAATCGTAGTCTCATTGTAGCGCTCTGATGTGAACACATAGATATAGCCTGCTTTAGGGACACCACTATTATACATGGGTGCCTTTGTGCTGCCTTTAACACTCTTGCACTCAATAAAATATGCTTTGCCGTGAAGCTTAACAATGAAATCGGGACTGTCATTCTGCCCACAGGGCTGAAAAATAAATGTTCCTTCATCCATATCGCATGAGTCTGGATTGTCTAGCCAGTTGTCCCGTTGTGCTCTCTTAATCTTGCCCTCGACCTCATAAAGACCATGGGCAACAAAAACATCTCGTACAGCGTCTTCATGTTTTGAGATGTTGTGCACCGCGCCGCTTACAGCTTGATGATTTCTATAATACGGCATTTTGAGTATTTTTTCAAGAATCTTTCGCATCTGTGCTCCCCAAGGCTCCATCGCCTCTGTCGCTAATTGTAATAGGATACCAGCCGTAAAGGTCTGGGTTTTGAGTTTCAAGAGCGCGGAACGAAACAACTGGCGTCATTACGACCTGTGCGATCTTAGTATGTGGCTCAACAACCTGTGGCTCTGTTCCGATGTTATGGAGGTTAACAAACACTTCTCCATCATAGCCTGAATCGACAACACAGGCACCTACAATAAGTGAGCGCTTAGAGGCAACGCTAGAGCGATTCTTAACCTCCAGCATATACCCGTGCGGCACCCCAAACTTAAGCCCTGTGGGAAGGATGACGCTCTGCCCAGGATTGATGGTCACTGGCTCTCGTGCTTTTGGTGAGAAGTAAACATCCAGCCCCGCATCGCTTGGGTTCCCTCGTGTTGGAGGGTGCGAATTAAAGTGGGTTCTGTGATATTCAATAATCACTTATCACCTCGCAAGAAGTTAAACATCTCAACAAGCTCGTCGATATCTTGGTCTGCCTTGAGCATACGATAAGCCTTGACTGCGACAGAAATCTCATCACCTGTAAGCCAGCCCTGCTCTTTGAACTCAGCCTTGAGTTCGCGCTTCTGCTCTGCGTATGGCTCAATAGCATCCTCAATAGCCCTGAGTGAGCGAATATATTCAAGCACCTTTTGACGCTTTGCTTCTTCTTCTTGGTTAAGTTGTGCTTCCACAACAACATCGTTACTAACAATTGATAGGTCCATTTTTTCTCCTTAATGTTTATACATTATAACTGAGGTATTTTTAATTGTCAAGACAAAAGTCTAAAATTATGTTTTAGTGATCTCGTGCTGAAACCCCACGTTGGGTGCCAGTCGAGCTTTGCCATATATGGGCGGTTAAGATACAGGATATCAAGCTTTGAGTTGACGCCCCAGCACTTAATATTCACAGTTGTGCCGGTGTCGTCAATAACCTCAACAACCCAGTATTCTTTATTGTTCTTTGTCTTCCTCGGGACAATCTTGCGAGGGATGAACCAAGTGACACGCAAGTCAGGGTCAAATTCACCAATTGGGGGAATCATATTTTGATACAACTTGTCCATAATATCGTTGTTCATCACCTCGGACATCGGGAAGACGCCTGTAAGCTCAACGGTGTATTGGATAATGTCCTCTTCCTCAAAGTCGCCCTCTGGACGATATAACTCGATATTCTCCTCAAACTTCTTTAGCTTGCGTGGGCGGTCAACAGCAACTGCGGACCAGAAGTGTTTGAGACCGCTGAATCGGTCATCTACAAGACCATTCATCGCACCTGACCGAACAAGGACATCCAAAGCCTTCTTATTAAGCTTGGAATAAACCATATTGTCGTTAAAGATAAAGTCCTCAACTTTTTCAAAGGGTCGATTATCAACAATCTGTGCAATCGCAGCATCGCCAAGACCCTTGATAGAAGTCAGAGGCTGGATGAGAGTTTCGCCATCTTCGGAGATCTCCCAAACACGACCAGAGGTATTAACGTCCAGTTTGCGAATACCAAAGCCAAAACCCTTGGCAATATTGATAGCTTTTTCTTTACGGCTCTCGGGCTCTTTGTCCAAGAACGCAGCCATCCATTCTGCGGGGTGATGGTGAGCCAGCCAAGCACATTGGTATGAAAGCATGGAGTAAGACACGGCGTGTGACTTATTAAAGCCGTAGCCTGAGAAGTATTCAAACTTGTTCCAAATTTCCTCAGCTACATTGTGGCGAATACCCTTCTCAACACAGCCGGTGACGAACTTAGAATGAATCTTCATCTTAGCTTCGTGACCTTTGCCAGTTCCCTTCTTTGTAAGAAGCTTACGAAGCTTGTTGCCTTCGTCAAGGGACAAGTCTTTGCCCAGCTTGTGAGCCAGAATAGCAATCTGCTCTTGGAAGATAAGGAAGCCGTAGGTCTCCTCGGTCACCTCTTGGATAAGCGGGTGGTCATATTTAATATACTGCGGGTGCTCCTTTGCCTCCACATACTGGTCATCAACCTTTGCCGAAAGCGGACCTGGGCGGAAGATAGATGTGATGGCGGAGATATCCACAATACTTGTGGGCTTTGCTCGCTGACAGAAGCCCTGAGCGCCTTTCTCTGTAAACTGGAAAATACCAGCCCACTTGCCTTCGTGGAAGATGTTTTGATAGACTTCTTGGTTGTCCAGATTAATAATATCCGGGTGCAGATGTCTATCGTAATAATCTTTTACATCGCTGAAGGTTGGCTCTTGGATATTATGTTCTCGCTTCAAAATATGGCGGATAGCGCCATCAATCATGGCAAGCGTGGAGAGCCCAAGAATATCGAACTTAATAAAGCCCATGGGTTCCAAGTGGCGGACATTCTGCCCCTCTGCCCAAGGTGTCTGACGGACACCCTTTGAGTTAATCAGCGGCATCCAGTTATCAAGGTTTTCACCGACCACAACACCGCCTGCGTGACGGGAACAAGAGCGCACCTGTCCGTAGAGCATGTCAATATGATTAGCAATATTCGTGTACTTGCTCAGAAACGCCTGGAGGGTTGGAGAATATTCTTTTGTCTCTTCGAACGTAGGCGTATACACACCTGCTTTGATGCCGTGTGCCTTCTTGGCGGCTGGGGTTGCCTCCAAAAGCATCTTGCCTGTAACCTCGTTCACTTCCTTAAACGGAATGCCGTAAAACTTGGAAATGTCCTTGATAAGCGAGCGCAACTGAAGAGTGTTCCAGTTGGAGATAGGAACAACAGTGGTATCGCCCCACTCCTCAATCAACTGCTCTTTTAGCTCCATCGGTGCAGCTACATCATAGTCAATATCTGGATAGTCAGTAGCATCGGAGCGCAGGAAACGCGAGAACAGCAGACCATACTTAATCGGGTCAATCTGGGTGATACCGAGGGCATAAGCCACAAGGGAGCCTGCGGCGGAACCACGACCTGGACCTGTGAGCATACAATCGTTTGCTCGGTCAGCAATTGCCTTCATAGTCAAGAAATATTTTGAGAAACCTCGGTCATCAATAACAGTAAGTTCGTGACGGAGGCGCTCTGTATACTCTTTGTCGTTGTGGAAGCCTTTTACTCGCAAGCCCTCAATAGACATATTGACAAGTGCCTGAGTTGCGGTGTATCCAGCCGGAACAACAAAGTCTGGAAGGCGGACAGTGTTATCTGGCAGGAAGTCTTCAATACGCTGATGGGCGATTTCGTGAGTATGTTTTATGGACTGAAGAACAAGGTCATCGTCGTACTCAACTCCACACTCTGCGGAATACTTCTTGTAGCTCTCCCACATTTGGTCGCCGTTCTTTGGGTAAAGCTCGTAACCAATCTCATCAACATCAATTGGAAGCTCGGTGCTCTCATAAGACGGAGCAGCCTTTCCAAGCCAACCGAGGCGCTTGTAAAGCTCGCGGTCTTTCCACGCATCGCGGTTTGGATAGTGGCTGTCCGCCGTTGAGATGAGCCCAATACCAAACTCTTCATGCATCTTAATAATAAACTGATTTAGCTTGTGCTGCTCTGGAACGTTGTTCCATTGTAGTTCGCCATACCAGCGGTCGCCAAAGATGCTCACCATTTTGCGAGTAGTCTCGCGCATAGCGTTAAGAACAGCCTCATCACCTTCTTCGCGGTTCTCCCAGAAGTTTCCGGCATAAACACCGCCAAGGCAGGCAGAGGCGGCGATAACTCCCTCACTATACTTCGCAAGGAGAGCATAGTCCATGCGAGGATAGCGATAGAAGTTTTCGCTTTTATAACTCTCAGAAATCAGCTTAAAGATATTCTGAAGTCCTGTTTGATTTTGGGCGAGGAGGATAAGATGACGACGACGGCGCAATACATCTTGGACTTTCTTACTGGAGTTTTCGTCTTCTACAGTGGCACCACTCAACTCTGAACCGAG